CGCAGGGGTGGAGGTCGGGGGGGGAGGGGGCCGTGGGGCGGGGCCGTCCAGCACGCGACCGCCCCGCCCTCCGCGCCGGAGACAGCCGCGGGGGGGCCGCCGGAAAAGCGAGGGACGTTGTGCTCGTAGTCCCAAGCGATTTCTCGCGCCAGGGGCAGGGCCGCCGCCGCGGGCTTCTCCGCCTCCGGCTGGATGATGGGGAAAATGCTGCTCATAGCCGCACCACCTTGTCCAGGATAAAGAAGATCTGGTCGTCGTCCGTCAGCAGGAGCACCAGGTCGCCGGGCTGCAGGACAGGCTCCTTGACCGTCTGCGTGGCCGTGGTGACCTCAATGGTGCCGCCGCTGTCCGTGGTACCGGAGAGGGAGATTGTCTCCGTGCGGCCCTGCCGCAGGCGGTCGGCCATGTAAAAGGCAGCTTGGTCGTTATCCTGCGGCGTCCCCGCTACATCCACCGTCAGCGGAGAGGCCGTGAGGACGGTACCCAGGCGATAAATCAGCGCACCTTCTTCAGCTGCCCGTTTCGCGGAGCGGTATACGACATCCCGTAACCGGTTAAAAGGGTCCCCTGCCATGGCTCTCCCTCCTTTCCGGTGTCCGACTTGGACACCGTTAAACTAGCCTTGCCTTTTGTGGAAATTGCTGGTATACTCATGTCGAATAAATGCAGGAGGTTTTGTCCTTTGAATACAGCAGTTCTCTACGGTATAAGTGCCATAAGCTTCATGCCGATCCTCATAATTTGTATCGTCGTTTTCTTCCTGATCGGGCGGGCGGTAAGAGGATCGCAGCGTTGGAATCAAAACAACCATTCCCCTGTCCTGACTGTGGATGTGACCGTCGTCGCCAAGCGTTCGGACGTCTCGCATCATCATCACAACTCCGGTGTGAATGATATGGCATCCTACACGACATCCTCGACGACGTACTATGCGACGTTCCAGGTGGACAGCGGCGATCGCATGGAGTTCATGGTCCCGAACACGGAATTCGAGATGTTGGTGGAGCAGGATCATGGGAAGCTGACTTTTCAAGGCACGCGCTATCTCGGATTTGAGCGCAGTATGGACGAATAACTTTCAGATGACCGGTTCTTCCGGTCATCTTTATTTTGTCGGCACGCTGCCGGCCTCCTGTTTGTCCATCAGGTTTCGGAAGTCCAGCGTCACCTTGGTCTGATAGATCCCCCGGGCAAAGCTGTGGCTGTCCGATAAGATCCAGAACAGGCCGTCCGTGCCGGTCTGCGGCTCGTGGACCACCACGGTGTTGCCAGTGATCAGCTTGGTGCTGCCGATGCACTGGGCCGTGATCGTGGTGGAGATCCCGTTGTCCTCCAGCATCTGCCGGGCGGTTTTGGCGGGATCGTCGCACGAACTGGCCTTGATGGCCGACTGCATCAGGCCGTAAAGCGCCACATAGTTCTCCGTGCTGTTATAGGTGGCGATCTTTTGATAGGTGTCGCTGTAGACCGCCACGCTGTTGACCATGTCCGTCAGGCTCTCCCGGGCGGTGCAGGACAGCAGGTTGCTGCCGGGGATCAGGCGGATGGTGTCCGCGTTCTTTTCCTTGACCACCACATGGAGCAGGTCGCCGGCAAAGCGGATCTGATACTTCTTTCCAGTCTGGTCGCTGGCCAGCGTGTACATGGTCTGGATGATCTGATAGAGGCTGACTCCTAAGAAGTTCCGGGTGATCTTGACCCCCGTGGCCGCCAGGTTTCCGACGAGGACTTTGTACTCGTCGCAGAGCTGCCGGGTGAGGGCCTCCGGTGTCTGGCCCTTGACGGCTAAGTACGCCTCGTTCCGCTTGAGATAGATCCCCCGGTCGTAGGCTACCAGGGGGATGGTGTGGGACAGGCTGTCCCGGGTGCGCTCAAAGATCCGGCCGGAAAAGAGGACGTCCGTCCCGTGATAGAGCCGTGCCGCGCCGCCCAGCTCGCAAAGGGCGGTATTCAGCGGCTCAAAGGAGAGCTGCCGGCAGCAGTCCTTATAGCTGCCACTCCACGTTTTGCTCTGCAGCTGCTCCGTGATGTTCTCCGACCGGGTACCGTCCAGGCTCCAGGTGTGGATTTTTAACTCGTCGTCGTATGCCATGACCCGTCACCTCACAGCAGGCTCTTGTCCGGGATGGTGAACTTCTGCCCCACGCGGATCAGGTTGGCGTTTTTGATGCCGTTGTAGGCCGCCAGCTTGCTGTAGAGCGTTCCGTCGCCGTAGTATTTGCGGCAGATGCCCCACAGCGTATCCCCGGACACCACCGTGTAGGTGGCCGTGGCTGCGGTGGCCTGGACGGCGCTGCGGCTCATGTTCCCGGTGGCCGTGTTCTCCGTCGTCTCCGGCGTCAGATCCCGGTACTGGCGGAAGGTGAGTTTCACCGTCACGTCGTTGGTGCCGTCGCTCTCGCCGTAGGCCACCGGGGGCAGCAGGATTGGCACATTGACGGGGGTGTCGGAGATGATCAGGCGCAGCACGTCGCCATCCGTAGACCAGCGCACCAGTTTCTCCACGATGGCCCAGGCGTCCCCGTCGTAGCCCTCCACGGTGTAGCTGCGGGCCTCGGAGGGGAGCAGGAATTCCTGCTGCTGATTAAAGAGGGCCAGCAGGCCCGGCAGGTTGATCTGACCGGTCTGGGCCATGTCCAGGGACTCCACCAGCCGGCCAATCTCCACCTGGTAGCCGGGCGGCGTGACCGGCATGGTCAGCGCTTCGCCGGTCTTGGTGTTTTTGAGGATGATTTTGCGGAGCATGTCGCCCTCCTTATCCCGCGGTTTGCTCGCGGCGCTCCAGTTCGTCGACCATAGCCACCGCGACGTCATAAACGTCGGTATCTTTCCGGATGTCGGCATGGTCAATGTGGATCGTGATCTGCCGGCCGGCGCCCTTGTCGGCGCGGGCCTCCGCCGCCGTCTGCACGCGCTCGCCCTGGTGCAGCAGCGCCGGGAAGTTGTCATAGGGGACGTAGTTGAGGCCGAAGGCATTAACGGACCAGTCTCCCAGGTTGGAATCGTCCTGCGTATAGGCCCCGCGCCCACGGCCTTGCGTTTGGCCAATATTCCAGTTATCCCGCCAAGCCTGCAGCACCGTCACAATGCTGGCCACGCCGCCAGCGGTATCCAGTGCCGCCTGATCCCAGACGTCCAGCTTGTCGTTGGTGTCCTGCGAGGAGGAGGCCAGCGCCTCCGCCTGGGTCATGATGCTGTCCATCTTGGCCCCGGCCTCCATGCGCTGCTGTTCATCGCCGGTGCGGTATTCGTCGGAGGCCTGCAGGTAGTCGTCCCGCAGCTCCGCGATCTTGTCCAGCGTCGCCTTGTCGGTGACCTCCTTGGCCGATGTGCCGTTAAACACGCCGCCCATGACGTCCTGCAGGATCTGCTGCTCGATGTTGGCCTTGGTACCCTCGGCCTCGCCGATGATGCCGTTAACGGACTTGAGCTTCGCGCCTAAGTTTCCGCCGAGGCTGTCAATCTCGTCTTGCAGGCTGGATTCCCGGGTGGTGTTGTAGCCGTTGCCCTTGGCGTTGTCGATCTCCTGCTGCAGGCCCTCCACGGTGGAGGTCAGTCCGGTAAAGGTCTCGGACTGCTGCTGCATCATGCCGCCGAAGGTACTTTGCATCTCCTTCAAAATGATGGACGCGGCATCGGTCCCGGAGATCTTCCCGCCGGATACCCGATTGTTCAGCTCCGTTGCAGAGATCCCGTAGTAATCCTGGAGCATCTGGTTAGCGTTGATGCCTTTCAGGCGAAGCTGTTTTAGTTTCATAGAGTCCAGCGTGTCGCCGGACCCGATATAGCCGAGGATCTGCGCCACGCTGTCCATGTCCTCCGTACTCATCGATAGCGCTGAGCCGGTGTCTCCAATGGTGGATAGCGCACCCATGATATTGCTCTGATTATAGCCGTAGACGGAGAGCGTCTTGGCGATCTGCGTCAGATCGTTGTAGAGGTACGGCGTGCTATTGGCCATGGTCTGGATGCTGCCGAGTACCGAGGCAGCCGCGTCGGGGCTCCCCAGAAGGGTGCCGAAGGATAGCAGATCTTGCTGACGCTGCGCCGCGATGGATGAGCCCGTGGTCAGGCTGCTGGCCGAGTCGTTTTCCGCCGTCTGGGTTAGATTCTGCGCGTAGGACTGCATGGCGGCGTCTTTGTTGGTCTCGTTGGCCGTTACGCCCTGCAGCAGACCGGACGCGGCACCTACTGCGCCGCCGATTGCGGTACCCAACGGACCAGCCATCGATCCGATGGCCGCCCCGGAGATGGCGCTCCCTAACGCGCTGGACAGCACCGTGCCCGTCTGGCTGTCAAACGCGCTGGAGATTGCATAGTTGGCGTATTGCTGGACGCTTTGGCCCACCATCTGCCCAAGGCCCGCCCGGGCGAGGGCGGTCAATGTGTTGCCGAATCCCGTTCCCGGGTCGTCCGCCATTTTGCGTGCTTCGTCTCTCATGTTCCGCATTTCGGCACGGTTATCCTTGGAAGCCTGACGGAACGTATCCATTTGATCCGTGAGTTCTTTGACGTGCAGCGAAGCAGCCTGCCAAGCATCATCGTTGGAGTCGGTTGGGTCTTTTTGAAATGCTTTCTTGGCTTCCTGAACGGCCTTTTTTGCGTCGGCCACCTGGACTGATAGCGCAGCATAGGCCTCGTTAAAGGTTTTGGCCCGCGTCTCCGCCTGTTGCATGCGGCTGTTCAGGTCCTCAAACGCCTTATCCAATGGCTTCGCATTATCCGCCATTCGCCGCATGGGCTCGGACAGCAGATCCTGGGCTTTTACTATAATGTCAAACTCAGCCATTCAAAATCACCTCCGGGGCCTGTGTTGGATTTCAAAGGAGGACAAGGCCGCGATCAGGTCCCGTTCACCGGCCGGCATTGAATACCACCGGCTGGGCTCCCATCCCTTGGTATGGAACAGGTAATAGATCAGATCGAGCTCGGGATCGCGGTCCTCCCCGTCCTCCTCTAGGAGTTTTTTATTTCGTCGATGGTCTTCTGCCGGTACCCGGTCAGCTTCTGGATCTCGATGGAGATCTCATCAATCTCACCGGCGTTCAGCTTCGACTTCACCACGTCGGCGGGGGTAGCAATGCCCTGCTTTGCGTCCAGCAGCTCCGGAGCCTTCCAGTCCGGGTCCGCGCAGCCTGCCAGAACGATCTGGACCGTCATGTCGGGCATCTCCTGGATGCTCTTGACCTTTCCGTAGGGCAGGCCCCGCAAAGTAAAGATTACATCCTCGCCGGCGAGATCGGAGAGCCGCCTCACGCGGAAGCGTTTTTCCGGCAGCTCTTTCAGAACGTTGGGCAGCTCCGGCTTTAAAAGCAGGTCAAGCGTCTTGCTCATGCCGTCACCTGATCCAGCCACTCGCGGTTCGTGAAGGTAAAGGGACAGGTGGTACTCCCTGCACTGCCCGCCTTAAAGTCAAAGATCGTCTCGTCGTCAAAGGAGCAGTTGCTCAGGGCGCAGCCTTCCGCCCCGAAGGCGTCCGGATCGTTCAGCCGGCAGACAATTGTGACCCGTCGGTCGTGTCCTCTGGCAATGCTGTCTCCATCGTCGGAGAGCCTGGTATATACCTTGTTCAAGGATATGGAGCCGGTTCCCTTGGTGGAGGTCACCTTCTGGTCCACCGCCATCTGGCCGCACAGGTTGATATCGGATTTGTTCTTTGAGATTTTCGCTTGGAAGCCGTTGATCTCAGCCCACAAAGTCCCGTCGACCCATACCTGTCCCCAGGTACCGCTCATAACACGCGTTGCATCCATGTGTCAGCCCTCCCTTACAGAGTTACCGCGATCGAAATGTCTTCGACTGCGTTGATCGGTTTGATGGTGATTGCCAGGAAAACAAAGGTACCGGTGTTGGACTCTTTGATCTCCTGCTCGGACAGAGCGCTGGTGTCAATGTCCTGCTCCTTCAGATAGGTCTCCTGGGCGTCCACGTCGACCCCGCAGCTGTAGCCGGACTCGATCAGGCCGGCCTTCTGCAGCGTGGCCAGATAGTCGGAGATCGCGGAAACCAGCAGCAGCTTGTTCTCATAGCTGTTGGCATACTTGCCGATGAAACTGTCCTCTGCCGTCTTCCGGATATCGTGATCGACCATGTCCAGCAGCTCCACGATCTTGATGTACTTCCAGTCGTCGCCCTTGGTGGCGGTCGTGGTCAGAAAACTGTTCACGGCCCGGACCGTCTTCACCTTCTCGCCGTCCCACATCAGGATCAGCTTGCCGGCGCCCACCGCCGTATCCCGCGCGTCGCTGGTCAGCCGGGTTACATCATCCGCTTCGGGCAGCGGGGCAAACGTGGCGGAAATTGCCATGGGCGTACCGGCCAGCAACCCGGCAATTCGGCCGCAGTAGGCGGCGGCATTAAAGGTGGTGGTACCTCCCACAATGCCGTCGGAAGCAAAATTGACGATTGCCTCGCTGTCAGCCGCGGTGTTAGGCAGCACTGCCTTGTAAATGGCGTGGTTATTGGTACGCTGGGCCAGAATCCAGGTCTTGATGGCGGTGGCTTCCGCCTCCGACAGATCATCCGGCCCTGCCAGATAATCGAAGGACTGCGTCGCAAGCCATACAAGCGCTGCACAGTCCGCCGCGATCACGTCCTCCGTGTCCATCATGTAAAGCAGCACACGCTTGGGCGGATTCACATAGCCCCAAAAGGCACGCTGCACCGCCGCCTGGTTGACAGCACCGAGTTCCGCAGGGATCTGCTTGGCCGATGCCAAGCTGTAAGTCTTGTCTGCGAGCGCCGCGTCCCGCAGAATGAGCGCCACCGTGCCCTTGTCGCTGCGCTGCATCGCGCTGGATGCCGCCAGGGCAAAGGCAATCGAAACGCTCGGGGCCTTTAAAGTGCTCATAAATTAGCCTCCTTCAGTTTCAGCTGCTCCATCAGGGGCAGAATTTCAGATGGGTCAAATTCGCTGGTGTCGATGTTCAGGGAGAGAAGCGGCAGGATCTCCACTGCGTCCCGGAACTCGTGGTTGGTCTCGCAGCCCTCCCCATGAAGCGCCCGCCCGCCCACTTTCAGGCTTACCG